CCATATCAAACATGGCGGCGTCCACCACTCCTGCGAGTGTGGCGGCGGCGGTGCGGTCGTTGTCCCACGATTCCACGACCACGAGGCCGCGAAATAGGACGCGAGCATATCGGCCAGCGCCTCCTGCGGTGAGGACGCGTACGAACGTGGCGGGGCGGTCTTTGGGCACCGTGCCGTGCACGGGGGCGGAGAGCACGTCATTAAGGTGCGTGACGGTCAGCACGTCCAGTGCTGGGGCGGGGGCGTGCATCATCCCACCGCCGCAGAGAAGGCCAAGGTCAGCACGCGGTCTTGCGCTTCGGCCTGGCGGGCGATGTCGTTGGCGCATTGCACGCTCACGCGCGTGCGGCCTGTGTTGTAGCCGACACCGCCAACGGACTTCACGACGACCTCAAACTCGGCGCCCTCGGGGGAGTTGGCGAGTGCGGCGGCACGGATCGCTTCCGCACGGCGCACCAGGTCAGCGGTCACGCCATCGGAGCGGCGGATTTCTGCGTAGCCCTTGGAAATCGCGACGATCTTGGTCTTGGCCTTGCTCATCCTGCCACCGCCTTGAGGTGAACGATGCCGCCCGGCGTGAAGCCGAACGGGCCGTCGTTGTACTGCTGCACCTGGCCGTCCACTTCGAACTCTTGCGTGAAGCCAGGCACGACGATCCGGTCGCGCGGGTCACACGTGAAGCTGGGCGGCACGAGTAGGTCAAGGTCCCACGTGACGGCACCACGGGCCGCCTCGAAGGGCTCCGATGTGCCAGCCGGTGCCCAACCATAGACAGCCTTGGAGGCGGCTTGCGCCCATGACGGTGCGGCGTCGTTGAGTGCGTTCTTTGTTCCTTCGCTGTAGGCGCGCACACCGACCGACTTGGAGGCTGGCAGGAACGTCATGACGTTGTCTCGCTCGTGGGGACGGGGGCCGTGTCGATAGTGAACGCCTTGCGGGTGACGCGGTAGTCCTTGAGCATCAGCTTCTGCACGGCAGACAGCCATGGGCCGCCCGTGTTCGCGCCAGGGGCGACGGTGGTTTGCTGGGCGAATGGCCCCGCTGTGAAGCCTGTTTGTGTGGCGCCGATGACAGCACCGCCGCGCTCGTCTTGGCGGAGCACGGCGGCGACCATCTGAGACGACACGACGGTGACGCGCGACGGAATGGGGTTGAGCGGTTCGGTGACGCCGAGATAGGCGTCGATGAGCGCGTCGGCTTCGGCGATGAGGCCTGTCGCGTTCGTGGTTTCTTCGGTCGTCAGATCACGGCGCAGTCGTGACTTCACGTCAGCAGCAGTGCAGTAGGCCACGGTGCGCCTCCGATCAGGCTTCGTACTTCGACGGGTGTGGGAAGAGGGCGCGCAGGTGGTCGCCGAGCGCGCCATCGAAGGATGCTTGGTTGCTGGACAGGTACGGCATCGGCTGGGCGATCTTCGCCGCAAGGTCAGAGTCGATCCCGACCTTCGCGTTGCCCGCATCGACGCCAGCGCCGCCTGCGCCTGCTTCGACATACAGCATCGACATGGCGAGGGACTGGTCGGTGGGGTATTCGGCGAGCACGGCGGCCAGGCATGCACGATCCATGAGCAGGGGCGTGTGCGCTTCGTAGCACAGCACGCCGCGGCCTGCGCGGCCCATCAGCCACTCGGTGGTGGTGCGCACGGCGTGGCACCACGTGTTCTTGTCGCGCCACACGGTCGTGCTGGTGATGTACTCCATCGCGTCACCGAGGTGGAACATGGGCAGTTCGCCCGGGATCGGCTCGGCGATGTAGTGGTCTTCGTTGAACAGATAGAAGCGCTTAGGTGCGCCCTTCGTGTTCGCGAACGCCGTCAACGATTGACGCATGTTGGCGAACTTCTCGGGCTGCGGTTCGAGCGGTAGGGCGCGGACGCCGCGCACCCATTCAGGGATGTGGCCCACGACCCACACGCTTGTGATGTCGGGCGCGTTGACAAGGGAGCGCAGGGAATATCGCAGTTCTTCGTGGGTGCGGTTTGTTCCGCCAACGATGTAGACAGCAGCAGTCACGGGAGGCCTCCTGGGTTGACCCAGTGGCCGGACGGAGCGGATCAACGTCCGGCCACTGGGTGGGGTTGTTGCTACGCGCCGCTCGAAGACGAGCTGGACGAAGACGAGCTGGACTCGTCCTCGTCGACGGTCGCGGCCTTGACCACCGCGATGGCGTTGAGGTCGGCGATGCCCCAGCCGTACAGCACTTCGGCGCGGAACGCGACCTCGTTGTTGCGCTTGAGGTCGCCCTGGCCGTCGGGGTCGCCGAACTCGATCTTCTCAAGGCCGATCTGGCGCTGGATGCCCCACTGGATGGTGGAGAAGTCACCGACGAAGCCGAGCACGTTCGTGGCGGCGTCGGCCACCGCCAGGGCGCGCACGGTGCGGGACACCGAGGCACGGTGGCCGTCGAGCTCCGACACTTCGGTGGTGAGCCGGAAGCCGGGGTACAGCTTCTGCTCGGTCTGCGTGGAGCGGGCCGTCGCGAAGTCCTTCGCCCACGCCGGGTCGAGCGCCACGTCGGACGGCGCGAAGCCATCTTCGAGGACGAGGCGGTCCGCCGAGTCGAGGTAGGTGTAGGCCTTGTTGGCGCCGACGGTCACGATGTTGGTCGTGCTGGACAGCTTCTGCGTCATCGCCACGGCGGCGGTGCCGTCCGCGGGGTTGATGCCGTGGAAGATGCCGAAGTCGAGCGCGCGAGACAGCGCCGGCTGAATCTTCGCGAGGATCTGGCGCAGGGCCTGCAGCTGGGCATCCTCGTCAGCCCACAGAATCTCGTTCGACATGCGGACGGTCTTCTGGAACTTGAACGGGGTGACCGTCTGCTTCTTCGGCGTGATCGTGGAGCCCGACTTGACGGCGGATTCACCAACGTACTCGGCCTCGCCGATGTCGAAGGTGAAGCCTTGGCCGGGGCCGAAGATCATCGGGATGGACGGGGTGAGACTCGCGACGCACGAACCGTTCGCGATGTCCTTGACCCACGGCTCGATCTCCTGCTTCGGCAGATCGAGGACACCCGTGGTGGTGTTCAGAACGTTAGCCATGATGGCCTTCCTTTGCTCTAGTCCTCACGTCCGAACAGTGCGCGAGCGGTTTCTCGCAGAGGGTCCTGACGTGCGGTGGTGGTCTTCTGGTGCTGATCCGTCACGCGCGGCGGCTTGGCCTTGTCGAGCCCGAGGTCCTTTGCCAACTGTTCGGCGTCTGCTTCGAGCTCTTCGCGTGTCGTGCCCACAAGCCGCTTGGCCTGGGTGAGGGAGAGACCCTTTTCCAGCGCGATCTCGGCTCGGTCTGCACGGAGCGATTCTGCGGAGAGGCCGGACTCGGCCTTCGTCGCACGCTCAGTGGCCTTCTCGATGTCGCTCTTGCTGGCCTGCTGGGTCTTGTCGTACTCGTCGGCCTTCGCCTTGAGGTCGTCGTAGTCCGCGAACTTTGCCCGTTCACGGTCGAGGCGATTCTTGATGATGGCGTCGAGTTCCTTCTGGTCGGCTGGCGCCTTCCATGTGCCGCCCTGGGGCTCTTCGTCCGAGGGCGTGGGTTCTTCGTCTGCCATTGCTGGCTCCTTATCCGCTTTTGGCCCGTCGGCCACTGATTCCGCACTTTGGCGCGTGCGTTGCGCTTGTCCCGGCCAAGCGGCGGGAAGTTCTAGAAGGCGGGCGCGGCGGTACAGTTGCAGCCGGTATGCGCCTCGAAGTCGGCGCCATCCTCGGATGACCAGACGGTGTCTTCGTTGGCGAGGTCGATGCAGTAGTCGCACGCGCCGGGGTTAGTGACACGCACCCAGCCACGCGCTGACCGGTCGTGGTCGGCGTTGGAAGTGATGGTGGTGCGCATCGAGGCGAGCGCGTACTGCTGGGCGTGGGGCACAAGCCGGTCGATCATCGTTTCTGGGTGATCGGTAAAAAGGTCGCCAGCGACGCGTCGCACCGTCTCGATGACAGCCTCACGGCGATCCGCGACCAGTGGCGCCGCCGTCCAGCGTCGCGGGGCGCGCTTGGCGATGCGTGCACTGTCGTACCAGTCGGCGGCGAAGTTCGCGCCGATCTCGCCGTAGCGGTTCACTACCTGCTCGGTGATGTGAAGCATCGCGTCGCGGGTTGTGCCGGCGTCCTGGATTGGCAGGGTGCGGAACGCGGCGCGCAGGTCACGCTCCACGAGTCGTGAGATTCCGCGCTGGGCTTCGATGAGCGCGCGCGGGTCA